CTCGATACGGGGGGGCTGTTTCAGTTTCCATTCCTGAACGGATTGCCTAGCACTCAGTTGAAGTTTCCCGGCCTTTTCAAAATCGGTAGGTTTGTAAACGCCTAGTTTCTCAACTACCTTACCATCATCAATCTTTAAAAGATGCGCTTCCTCTCCGTCCAGATAAACGCTTCCAAGAAAATCTCCAGTTTGGTTATAAACATCACCCTTAAAAGTTCTCATTAACCATTGCTTAGAGAATTTCTCTGGCTTTTCCTTTACCTTTGCCTTCTCAAACTCCTCTGCCGCCGCTGTCTCCCGCTCGGTTTCGAGGGCTTTGGCGATTTCTTCCGGAGGCGGCGCCCCTGCTTGCGTAAACCCTTCGGGGAAAGGCACCTGGCTTCCTATGCCCTGCGTCATAGGGATAGGAGGCCCTGACGGTACAGGTGCTTCAGGTGGAGGCCCCAGCTTCGGGATAGGCACCGGGATTGCTTTCTGGCCGGGGTAGGGCTTTTTAATCTCCCCTGCACCTTCTACCCATCCACCTCCCGGGCCTGCCATGGGTTTCCGGGGTTGCGGGATAGGGCCGCGTACAGGGGTGGTCGCAAACTCCTTGGATGGCATCATTTCGGCGCGGGGTTCCCCCTGCCACATGCCGGGAACGGGTGGGGGACCAGTAGGTTCCACTTCCTCTATAATATCCGCAAAAGTGTGTCTGCTTTCCCCTTTGATTCTGCGCTCAAGGGCTTGCTCAAAATACTTCCCGCCGTATTTGCGGACAATATCCGCTTCCGTAACGCCCTTTTTTATTGACTGAGGATTGTTGAGAACATCGTCCAAATCCTGAATAATAAGGTTTCGTTCGGGGATAGACGCCTTACGCCATGTAGTTGAGTTGACAATCTTATTGCGGATACCCTTGACGAACTTAGGGCCGAAGGGAACCAAGACGGGTGCCGCTTCTATGGCTGTATGGACTCCCGTTGCAAGGGCAGGGCTTCCGGTTTTCTCAAGAGTCTTTCCACCTGCGTATTCAGCGGCCTCTTGTAGCTTCTCAAAAGGCAGCATAGTCCGCCCCATGAGCTGCTGACCGCGTTCCGTCTGCGGCTGATAGATAAGGGCTTCACGGGTCTTCTCAGCCCATTCCTGTTCTTTTCCGAAAGGCAACCCTGCGAGTGCGGCAAGTCCAGAAGCGGGAAGACCGTAGAGATTCGTTAGCCAGCTTGCCCCTGCTTCGAGTGCAGGATAGACCCTGCCGATATTCTGGGCGGTCTCCAATGCCCCGCCAGCTTGTTCCCCTACCCATGAAGGTTGTGTCGCTTCCTTTACGGGTTCGTAGCCGATCTTCTTGGAAAACTCCTCAAAAGGTATATCGGCATAGAACTTGGAGTGAAGACGTTGTGCCAAATCTCCATCCGGCATGTCGCTATATTGAGGATATTTCTGTCTTATTTCGGCAAGGTTCATCGGATACCTAATGGGTCCTGCAAATTGGGTTGATCGACAGGGGCCTGCTGTGGCCCGAGGTACTTCTCGTTGATAGCCTTCTGGTAAACGTCCAGGCGTTCCCTGATCATGCCCATGATTTCGTCCTGGTTGGGCGGCCTACGTTTCCCGCCCTCCTCTACGCTTACTAGGCCCATGGATATGCCGTCCATAAGCTGCCCGATAAGCGATGCCGCCACGGGGTCTTTGTGATAACCAAGGATGAGAAGGTCATTTTCGTTAGCAACATTCGCCTGGACTCTCTGCATAGCCTCCAGTTTCATCTGGTTTATCATCTGGGAGGGGCTGAGTTGTTCGACTGTCTCCGTCCCCTTGGCCCTTGCCGCTGCCTCTGCTGAAATATCCTCAAGGGTTTTGGCTCTCTGAGTCATGCGGGCTGGCCCCGACCATTCCCAACTACCCGTTGTAGAGTCGTAATCATAATCCCTGGCCCACTTGTTTCCCTGCGGGTCTGACCAATCGTAAGTTTTTCTCTGTAAGGCTTGCTTCTGATAAGCGGGGAAAGGACCCCCCTTGCCTTTCTCAACCCATTGCTGTACGGGCTTCCCTCCCTCTCCAGGGGCTGTTATTAACTGATAAGAAGGCTGGGTAATGGACATAGGACTGATAGCCCCTATCTGTCTCGCTTTGAGATAGGTTTCGGGAGTCACGCCTTCCGGTAGGAGTTTGGAAAATCCCGGCAATCCCCCTGTCATAATGTCCGTCCAGCGTTGCCGCGTTTCCTCGATTTGTTTTGCCCGTTCCTGCGTGTATTTGGTTGCAGCTTCCCGCCCGGGGGTTTCCTCCTTCCATCGCTTGTGCTGCAAGAACGTAGGAAGAAGGGCAGTCGCCGTCTTAACGGAGGGCTGGAGATACGGGGATAAAACCTGATAGGGGTTGACGTAAGGCATTTGCGAAAATCTCCTACGCGAACATTTGCTTCATAGCTAGAAGGGTCCCGAGGTCGCCCACCTGGGATCCTAAAAGCTGTCCCGTGCTGGGGGCGTAATTGACTGGCGGGGGCATCCCCGGTACGTTGTATTGACCGTACACGGTGAAGTAGGCCCTGTTAATAGCGTCCCGGATATCCTCTTCCGTTTCGGCTATTGGTGCCGCGGCACCCTTGCCGCGAATACCACGGGAAGCCATTTGACTCCCGAGACGTCTCCTGGCGGTGCCGGCCTGTTTGAGCGTACCCTGTTTGAGTTCGTTAAACCGGGCTTGCTTGACCGCTTCCGGGGGATTGATAGTCTGGAGGTACTTATCGTAGCTCTGCTGCTGTGCCCCCGACAGGTCCTGCATCATGCCGGATTGGGACTTCGCCCCGATCATGCTTGCCCCCACCATCGCTGCGGGACCCGCCACTTTGCCTAAAAGGTCCATCCAGTTCATACCCCCACCCACCTGACTTTGAGGTTGCGTGGCGGGCGGATTGGTCATAAATCCCGGCTGATTGGCACCCCCGCCCCAGCTTTGGCCAGGAGTAGTTACGGTGGGCGTAACCGGGGAGCCGGTATATGGAGAGGCCTGATTGCCCCACCAGGAACTCCCCATAGTCGGAGAGGGAGCCGTAACGGGTGGCATCACATTATTGGTAAATCCTCCAAATCCTGCCTGCGGAGAGGGTTGCTGAAGTTGTGTGGATTGAAAGCACATCTTATTCGTTCTCCTTTATCGAAGGTTAAGCCAGTCTTGTTTCGGGGCCATCCTGCCCTTGCCGCGTATGCCTTTGAAGGCCATAATGCTGCTGTCAAGATTCGGCTGGACGTTCGGCAACTGCATAGTGGTAGATACAGGCGGAAGTGTGGGTGTCGATTCTATGGGAGGGGGGACCATCATTTGAGGTGCAGGAGTTGGAACGGATGGGCCCGCTACGGGTCCCCCGGAAGGTGTGGGCGGCATGGTTCCGGCAGGACCGCCAAGGGCTGGGTTGCCCGCCTGCCCCGGCACTTGTCCGGTCAGTTCGGACAGGTTCATCAAGCCGAACGTCATGGGACCCAGGATGGCATTAGCCAGAGCCAGGTCCGGGTTCTGGCCTTCGAATATGCCCTTCGCTGTCTGCAAGGCCAAGCTGATAGGCGGGGTCATGGCAAACGGGTGACTCGTCAGGCTTCCCAGCACACCCCCTGCCTGTCCCGTGACGAGGTTGAGCAGGAAGTCTTTAGCCTTCTGGAGTACCCCGCTCTGGTCTCCTATGCCTGCCGGGGGTTGCGGAGCGTTCGTGACGAATCCCGGCTGCTGCAAACCGCCTCCCCAACTCATGCCCTGCTCGGGTGACGGGGGTAGCCCGGGCGGTGCGTTCGTAACGAATCCGGGTTGTTGAACGCCGCCCCCGAAAGACATGCTCGGAGAGGGTGCGGGGGTGGGCGCATTGGCGACAAAACCCCCCTGTGCGGGCGTCGCGCCGAACATCATGCCTCCTCCCGGACTTGCCGTGGGGCCTCCTGCCCCTGGTCCTGGTCCACCAAAACACATAGCTAAAACTCCTTTTCGTAAACCGAATAGATTTTAGTCATATCGAACAGTTTCTCGAACGCCTTGTCCTGGGCATTGCTGTACCCTCTGAGTTTTTCGTACCCGAAGCCCTTGAGCCATGAGAAGAATTCGTCCCGGAACTTATACAGGTAGCGATACCCGTAAATCTGGACCACTTCGCATACGCTTATCAGTTTGGGTTCCGTGGGATGGGGTTCCTGCTTGGGCTTGATAATAACGAACCCTTTTGCCTCCCCGTTCAGGAAGCCCACAATGGCGATAGCTTCCCGGTTGAGTACCTGCCCGAAAGCCGACTCCAGGGCCCCGATGGGATAGCGGGCAAAGAAGCGAGAATTAGCGAACCAGTCCCAGTAGGGAAGAGCCTTGTGGGGTTCCCGGATGGGTTCGAAAACTACCTTATCAGGTCGCTGGGTCGGCATCCTCGTCCCCTGTGATAATTAAAGGTTCCCTAATTTCGGCCAGGAGTTCGTGAGTCGTGAGGCTGAACTGAAGCATGATGGTCCGGGAAGGATACTCCAATAGGGGGATGGCTTTCCGCTGTCTTGTGGCCGCTGTGATAGCCGTGAGGTCGTCTGCATCGGTTGACTCGTCGAGGTACACGGAGATACTGAGCTGGTCCCCGCCGCTGCAAAAATCGACATACATGGTCGCAGCGTCCCCGTATTTCGTAATACCCTCTACTGGAATTTCCGGGGTGTAGAAACTCATGGTCACATCGGTCGTAACGTCAGTATCGTTCTGGATGTAGCCGTCCTCCGTGCCGAAATAAATCTCGTCCGAATCGTTGTGGTAAAACGCTGCGCTCGGGTTTCGGCTGCTGACAACCACTCGCGGGGCTTCTGTCGGATAGTTCAGGAAGTCGAACCGGAACTCCGGGTAGTCGTACAGGCCCGCGGTAGGCGAAAGGAAGAGGCTCAGGAACCTGCCGTCAAAGATGGCAAAGGACGTTGAGGAGGGAAAACCGTAGCCCCCGGGCCTGAACCACGTGATAATCCTGTCCGTCTCGAACCCATTGAATATCCACATGGCATGGTCGTTTCCCGGGTAGATGATGCCCCATTTAGTCACCACGGCGTTACGCTCGTCCATGGGACCCTTAATGGCTCCCCCAACGGATTCCCATGCCCAATATGCCGGATCCGTTCCCCTTAGACGGCGCCAGGTGTGCTCTGCGCCCAAATAGAGCTGCTCGTCCAGGAGGGCCATGCAGGTAATTTCTCGCTGGCTGCCCAGGAAAACGCTATTGACGTTCGTGTATTCAGCCGCCCTCTCGTTATAGACGAATACGTTATAAAGAGCCGGCTCGGACCAGTACACATCCCCGCCCACAGCGACAAACACCCTGTCAGCCCCTTCGTGGTAAAAGACGTGCCGGATAGCGGAAGAAGGTGGGGGATAATAGCCCGTCTCGTCGAACTCCGTGTTGGCCTGAACCGTAGCGTCAGCCACATTGTCCGAGTACGCCGTGGTGCCCTCGTCAATAGTGGCCACCAGATAGGTAGCCGACCAGCCGCTCATGGTCCTGAACAGCTCTATCTGAACCGCCGTGGCGCCCGTGTAAGAGGCGTGAACCATAGCCGACCACTCGATTTTCTTGCCGCCCGTAACGTCTACGCTCGCCCCTTCCGATAAACCCGTCCTGAGTATCGTGCCGTCAGGCAAAGTAATCTTGTACCTGTAATAGCAGATGTACGTGCCGTCCGGGTTGCCCGCCGCGCCCGCAACTACCGTAGGGGGAGACTCCGGCACGGCATGGCCCCAACTGCAATAAACAGGCGGGTCGCTTCCGATATAAACGCTGAAATTCTCGTAATAGTCCGTCCCGTACACCCAGTTGCCCACCTGGGCCATGTGAAAGTTGTAATCGTTCAGGCCGGACTTCAGCAGGACGGGTTCATCGTCACTGTCCAGGTAATACAGGCTATCCCCCGCCCCTACCAGGATGGTCAGGTTAGCCTTGAGAATGGTATGAACGCTGGCCCCGCAAACGGTAGAGTTCATGGCACGTTTCGGCCTCAAGGGAATAATCTTGCCGCTCAATTCCGTGTCGGCATTGATAAGCACCGGGACTCTCTTCAGTTGTCTCTGGACAAAACAGTCCAGGGGAGTGTCCTGATTGTTTATCCCGCCCGTGAATCTGATTTCGATCGGTTCGCGCATATCAGTGATAATCCGTCAGGCAACTGTCTTCCATAACGCTCTCGAGATCGATGTAGTCCCCCTTGATGCCCTTCTCGAAGGCTTGCCAGGCCGTAACAGCCATCTGGTAATCGTTCGAGCCCTGCGGGGCGTCCCGCTTCAGAAACCACACCGCACCGTCAGGCAAATAGATATGAAGCTCCGGGGGTAACTCCGGTTTGTGGTTGTTCAGGTGCATCTTTAAAGGTCGCCTGGTGAACTCCAGGTAGACGTTCCCGACAAGGGTCTCCACGTCCGCAATGCCCCCAATATCCGCTGTGAACAGGAAATGCTCCTCGTTGGTCCAGTCCACTACGACCCCGTACTCCCCGGCGAGAATCATGAAACTATCTCCGACAGCCCACGTATTGTTCGTCCCGCCTGCCAGCGTGACGGTAAACGTGGACCCGGATACTGCCGTAATCTGACCGCTCGAGTCGTCCGTGACGTTCACGGCCATCATGCCCACCTGAACCCCCTCGTCGGATAGGGTTCTCCCGTCACTGTCGGTGCAGATAGTGGCGTGGGCAGCGTTATTCACCCCCTCCACGTTCCCGGAAGTCTCCATGGAACTTTCCGAAGCGTAAATTCCGCTGTCGGGCGAAGATGCGTAATCGTTCCCGTCCGTGTCGGGGGTAGGCGCGAACCCGAGTTTGCGGAGATTGCCGTAGCTGTCCCCTGGATACATATACAAAGGGTCGCCGTCCATGGCCCTCCAGCCGCGTTTGTGCTTATCGAGCCATGCGCGGGTTTTCTGGGGAAGCTCGTAATAGCTTGTAGCCGATTGGTAAAAGAAGGCCTTGGTGGGCTTGAGCATCTGGGTGGGGGGTTTGTACTGGGAAAAGCCGTCCTTCATGCGGATAATGGCGAACGCCCGGAGGCATCCCGTCATGCCCACAGCTTTAATGAGGGCATCGTTCAGGGCATTCTCCACTTTGGCTTCGGAGTACCGGTCGTAATTTTCGGATTTCTGGCGGAGTTTTTGGAGGGTGCGTTCCTTTAGTTCGGAGAACGTATAGCCTTCAAACAGGCCGGTTACGGTGTAGGACTCGATTGGCATGTAAGTTTCTCCCTCTCTAGGAGGCCCAGAATCATGGCAATCATGAAGGTGTGCTGGGCCAGGTGCATAGGATACGTTCCCATGCAGGTGATGGAGAAAATAATAAAGGCCGTGTAAAGCCTCTTGTTTCGTCTGGGCACGGAAAGCAGGAAAGGCACAAGGAACAGCATTCCCACTATCCCGAAATTATAGAAGAACTCCACGAACTCGTTATGGATGGGGTAGTTGTAAAGCCAGATGGCTCCCTGGCCTAGACCGAACACCATGTACTCCCATCGGGTTTGCATGTTGTTCCACACCCATAGCCACCACTCGAATCGGTCGGGCATGGGAGAGGAAAACAGGTGAATGGTCAGGCTTTGCTTCGTGACGACAATAAAGGCGGTGATGGCTAACAGGACGACCAGGAGCCATTTCTTGGCCATAATGTCCTTACGGAAATAGTAAATGCCGCCCACAAAGGCTGCAAATGTGGCCGTCACGGTAAACAGCCTCAACACCATAATGGCTATGAGGATGCCGACAGGCCACCATCTGGGCCTTACGAAGAACGGCAAAGCGACTACCAGAAAACAGGCCAGGAAATTGTTGTTCGCCAGAATGCCCGTGAGGGATTTCATCTGATAGCCCAAAAAGAATATGGGCTTCAAATCGAACCGCACGTCCCCCCGGTAGATGGCCTGGAGAGTGACCATAACGGGATCCCAATCGAACAGTTGAAATATGGCGATCACAAAATGCACCAACGCCGCTATGCAAATCGCATTGTAGAACCACTCCTTCTTGATTCGGCTGTAAGCTGCGATCAGGTAAATGCCAATAAAAATGATGGCAAAATAGGTGAACTTCCAGCTTATCTGGGCCTGCTTCGGTGGAATTCCGGCGTAAATCCATTTCAGGCACAACACGATCTGCCACAAAGCGCAGTACCAGACGAAATACCGGAACCAGCGATTGGGCGTCAGTGAGCCGAACAAAGCCAGGGCGATAATCACCATGCCGTACTTATGGCTCTGGTGCAGAATACCGTTCGATATGATCCCGAAAGGCAGAATCACGAACAGGACCAGCATTAACTTTACCGTAGAGTTCAGGCGGTTTTCGGGCATACCTGTTTATCTTTCCTGATAAAGAAGGGGCCTTGACGACAAAGCCAAGACCCCTTTTCGGTTTTTAAAGGTTTACGGTTTTAGCGGAGCTTGCTCACCCAATAGTGGATAAAGCCCCAGCCGACACTGGAACTAAACCACTGGGCGGTATTAGCTGTGCTGTCGGAAGAGGAAATCCTGTAACTCAGGCAATGAGCCCCGTTCACCTGGTACGGAAATGCCGGGCCTTCCCAATAAATGGAAACATCCTCCGTGCCGTCGCAAAACGCTGCTGCATTGTCTCCGACTTCATGAGTAAAAAACGCCCCATAATATGGACAAGCAACAGCAGTACGAATAGCACGGTTCTTGGTAGCAACGATTCTACCTACACCGACATCGACATCTTGGGGACCGACAAACCCATCAATGTCACCTTCTCCAGTAGAACCCCCACCAACACAAAGACCAATGGATGATCCGGCACTTGCCTGCACAACTTCGATCTGCACATCGTGGACAATCATGCCGTCCAGGAGGTCCACTTCGGTATCAATATTGCCGTCCAAAGCGTTCGCCCGCGGCGTGGCACCCGAAGAGTACATACAATACCAGATGATATTTTTGTGCTGCACTCCGGGTGTTTCATCAATAATGCAAGTATGAGTGCTCGTGGTGCAGTTGTCCAGAATGGCGGTGTACCCACCGCTGTTATCCACAACGATAATGTCAACGGCAGTCTCCGCGTCGGACACATAGAAATCAATGTCGTCCGTAGTGTTGAACACGGTGGCCGTAACCGGGTTCATCATGGCAGTCCCGGCAGTATCGCTGTAGATGGTTTCAAGTGAATCGGCGGTATCCTCCAGCACAATGTACTGGACCCCGCTTGTCAGTTGGGTATACCCACCCGCAGAGGTGGCATAACCCGTATCCTTGTAAACGGTAATCGTGAAATGGATGTACCCTGCGTGAGCTGCCGGAGCAGTAAAAATCCCAAACAAAGCCACAACCATCGAAAGAATAAACAGCTTTTTCAACAGTTTCTTCATAGGTCAAAATCCTCCTCGATGAAGAGAGTTAATGAATTATGGTAGGTTATGTGGTGGCCCCGTGGGGCGTGCCAATGTTCGCCATTGCCGTGTTGAGGTCCGTGCCGATCTTGGACATATAATCCGTTCCCGGCGAGCCGGTATCCTCGTCAATGTTGTAGCAAATGGCGTGTATAGCCTTCCACAGATTGTAGACGGCCTTCACAAGATCGCCCTGGGAGACACCAGTTTCCTTGAAGTCCGTAATGTCGTAGTAGGTTGGTTCCAAGGCCATAAGCGTCAATGCCTCCTATTGTTATGACGTTCCGATAAGGAGCTGTAAGCCAATATCGTCAGCCAGCTCGTCCTTCATGCTTCTCAGGAAATGCCGCTCGAACAGCCGCTTCAGGTCCCGGTAATCCCCCTCAGTCGCCCCGATCAATTCGTACATCGGTTCGTCTAAAGGTTGCCCGTGCGCTCCTCGCTGTTTGCGCAGCCTGGCCCGCGCCTTCCTATCCCTGCCTACCCATTTTTCAAAGAGCAGGCCGGCCTGATGAATCCGGTCCAGGATAAGGCAGCAACGGTCGTACCGCTTCTTGTTTCTAGGATTGATGTAAAACCTGTCAAAAGTGTACCCATGGCGCTGCTTCTTATACACAACGCTATTCGTGTGGACCGATTGGTGGTCCTGGACCACACTTCCCCGGTAGCGAACTACCATGTGGGGTTCGACAGGAAAATCCCGTGCGGGGATGCGAACCATCTGGAGCTTTCCAGTCTCCTGATTGCGCCCAACACAACGCTCCGTCCACGGCCCGGGATGGGTCGCGGGGTCCACGTCATGGTCGGGTACGCGGAAGTATTCCAGGGTGTTTACTCGACTGCCCATGGAATACTCCTCGTAGCTGAGGTATTCGACATCCTGGCTTTCCGGAGGGGCTTCCGGCTCGCTCTCTTCTCTCTTGGAGATAACAGCGGGGGCTTTCGGCTTATCCTCCGGTGGTTCAAGAGGACACGGTTCCGCAGAATACTTCTTCCACTTCGTAATGTAAGTCTTCTTCGTGCGGTCTGATGCGCTTTGCACAGATGCCAGATTCTCCGGATCCTTGGCCCACGACATGAAATCATTCTCCGTGAGCCGTAAAAAGGATTGCCAGAGATCCTTGTCCTCTTGCTGGCTTAGAGCCTCCCGTGATCTTTCTTCATCACCGCTCATTTTATGTAAACTCCTTATCTAGGGTTAAAAACTTAAGGTTTAAGCCACGTTGGTTCTGGCGGACCGGTAGGCAACAACGGAGAAGTCCTTGCTGTTATAAACCGCTTTGGCCTCACCCTTGATAATGCCCACAGCGATGCCGAATTGGTTCTCATAGTCGAACTTTTTCTCCACCCACTTGAGGTAGCCGTTCTTGCCCCTCATGCGGTATCCACCAATGCCGACAATGATGGCCTGTCGCCCCATCAGGAGCGATTCACTCCCATAAACGTCCGCGCTTGCACCCCATCCGGCAAAGTTGGATACATTGTCATGCTCCTGGAGCACAACGCCCATCCAGTCCAGAAGGGCACCCGAGAACAGCGGGTTTCCCCCACCCCTCTCGCGGGCTTCACGGGCCACCTGCTGATAGGTGGCGTCATTGACTGCCAGGTCGTACGCTACGTGGTCGTGCATGACGAACAAATAGCGATAGACACTCTTCTTGTTCACGTTGGAAATCTTCAAAGGCGGAATCTTCGGGTCCGCGGTGGACTTGGCGTAAGTCTTCGCCTTGATAATATCCGCCAGGGTCAAAAGGTCAGCCGCAACGACTGTCGCGGTGCCTGCCCTGTTGTTCACGTAAAAGATTTTCGTACAGGAGCCATGAGCGGCGGTAAAAATGGCCTCGTCTCTCTTTTCGGCCATCCAGTCGCCCAGGCCCATCCTGGTCTCTTCAGGCAGGTTGTATTCCACCTGCTGGGTTGTCTCTTCGCCTTCCACCCGACCGGCATTTCTCAACTGAGAAATCGTCCAGGTCATGGAATGGAAGTCCGGGGCCTCTTCCTGGTCTTCCAACACTTCGTCGTTTACAACCCCGGCGCCCTCAAAGGGCATAATCAGTCCTTCGGTCATCTGATAACCGGCCTTCTTGGTGAAGTCCAACTTGGTCTGAACAATGTTGTTCGGGCCGGTTCCCTGATATCCCTTGAAGAACTGATCTCTCTGATGCGTATGCCACAACTGCACGGCCCATCTCTGAACCCTGTGTGCGTTGTTTACAAGTCCTGTAAATTTAATAGTGGCCATACCAGTTCTTCCTCCTTAATGAGTGAAAAAGAGGACCAAGGAAGAACGGTTACTAAATGAGGTGAGCCTTATCCAGTTCCGCCTCAACGGTCTGCTCATCGGAATCCCAATCAAGTGCAGGCCCCTCACCGGGAGGTGCAGAGGCTTTCGGCCTTGTAGGGCCTTTGGGTTTCGCTGCGATTTTCTTCGCCGTTTCCTTTGAGCCTTTCCGTGCAGCTTCCTTGATCTTATCGGGGGCTTTTTTCGATAGGCCCCATTGGTACATGGCCAGTTCGGGAAAGGGTGCTTGCTGAAAATACTTAATCAGGGCCGGATTTTTCTCGGCAAGCGGTCTGCCGTTCGGGTCGAGATAGAACAGTTCGTCATGAACCGCCTTGATAACGTCGTCATAGTCCTTATGCTGGGCCTTGACGACCATCTCCCGAATAGCACTCAACTGATTGCCGATAGCCTGAAAAACGGGCTGTATGGCTTGCTGATAAGCGTTCTGCAAGTTTTCCTGAACGGTCGATTTGGTGTGCCAATCGAAGTATTTCCCCATGTCCTCTTGGGCTTTTGCCCAATCGGTGCTGTCCCATTGGCCCGGAGTTAGTATTCCCTCCGGGGGTTTCTGCATCTGGGTTTCCGTTCCGGGTTGTTGCTGCCCCGGCACGGGGGTTTGAGGTTGCGGTTGCCCAGGTTGTTGCTGCTGCCCCTGCTGGGGTACGCCCTGGTTGACAAGCCCCTGATAGTATTCCAGCATCTGCTGAAACTGACCCATCTGGCCTGTCAGTTCTGCAACCTGCCTTTCGAGCTCCATTTCGCGCTCCGTAGGTTGCGCCTCTTCAGAAGACGGCTCTTCTTCCTCAACTTCTTCTGCCGGTTCCTCTTCTTCCTCGCCCTCTTCTTTGGCGGGTGGAGGTTCTTCCCCCGGCTGCTTTTGCTTGGGTGTCGGAACTGCCTTCTTGTCCGGCTTCATGTCGTCAGGTAAATTACCCTCTACGTTCCAAACGTCCTGGCTTTCGTCCTGAGTCTCGTCGCCGGCCACTTGATCTTCGGCACTCCCAGGAGCCCCTGTTCCGTCTGTCTCCTTAGCCATCAGATGTTTCTCCTTTCGTGTTCGTGGAAATAAAAAAAGGGCCGTCAAGGAACACACCTAGCGAACTAGATGCAATCCTCAACGGCCCTTTACCTCGGTGCTCGTTTGAGTATTACTTAGTCGTCAGAGTCTACTTTTAATGATATGACAATCTCTATCTTGCCCAGCTTGGGCCGGGAACTTTTATGCACATCGTACCAGATATGTCTCTCTTCGCATTTTTTGATAATGGTTCGCGCAAACGCTTCGGCTTCGGATCGCTTCATCGCAAATCAACCTCTATGATACTGCCGTATTTTTCCCAGCCCCCTCCTCCTGGCCAAAGCTCGGGCGGTATTTTCGTTATCACCGCTTTGGGAAAAAACTCCAGGTAGTTATGCACCCAATGGTTTTCATCAATGAATCCACCTGAGCCATAATGATGCCACTCGCAAAATACCAACGCCATACTTGCCGCCTCAAGGCAATAAGCCAAAACCTTCCTAAGAGTTTCCGGTCTTAGGGATATCAGCATAGCATCCGTGAGTATAATGTCGTAACGATCGTTCCGCCATTTGCCCTCACGAATATCCTGGCACTTAAACGTAGCGGGTCCATCTTCCCACTCGAGACTTTTCACCTCATTGACGGCCTCCTGGCTGACGTCAATACCCGTTACCTGCGCCCACGGCCATCTAATCTGGATGCGCTTCAAGTTGGCGCCCGCGCCACAACCAAGCTCTAGGACGTTCAGATCACAGTAGGGCGCATACTTCGCCATAGCCTCCAGGATGAACTTCCTGTGCTTGTGATAGAGGGCTTGATTGTTTGAATAACCTGCACCCCATCTGCCATCCCATAAATGCCTGTATTTCCAGAAAATGGCAGCCTTGTAGAAAAACCTAGCTTTCATGTTTCGCCACATTTACCTTCGCTGGCACTCCATAAGCCGTGGTGTTTTCGGGAACATCCTTCAGTACAAGACTGTGCGCCCCGATTTTCGCGCCGTTCCCTATCCGAATATTGCCCAGAAGGGTAGATTGATGATAAACCACCACATTGTCGCCAAGAATCGGCTGCATGGGTACATCCGTTGGGACCCGATTACCTATGAGCACCCCGGGATGAATAATGCAATGCTCACCCATTATGACATCCCCGCCAATCACGGCGCCAAAAGCGTGATGGGCAAACTCTGTCGATTTCGGGATGGTGCGGATATTGCGAATATCGGCACACAGGGCAAGCTGAACATCCCTGAACTTCCAGAGCGTTAGAAGAAATCTTGCAAGTCCCTTAATCATTCCAGCAATAAAACAGCCTATTATCAAATCTCACGTTTTTAAAGTGGGGTTCCAAAAACTGGTAAAGAGATGGCGCAGTGTCTCCCTCGCGCCATTTATGGGTCTCGACTACCATCTTCTTGACTTGACTTAAAAACTTTTCCTGCCCCCGGAAAACTGTCTCTTCACTGCCCTGAACATCAATCTTGACGAAATCCCAAAGATTAGTCACACAACTTAACTGGTTCAAAGTGACGCAATCGACTTCGATGCTGTCATAGCGCCTGGTCCTGTAATCCGCCAATGAATGCCCTGCAATGCTTCTGGCAACATGCAGGGTGGCCTGCCCGCGCTTGTCCGATATGGCAATTTCGTAGACATCGGCTAAGTGTCCAACATTATACCGCAAATACATGGCGTTTATGGGGTCGGGCTCAACGGCGCAAACCTTGCCACATCCGAGCTTAACCATAGCCAAAGTCGTGTCACCAATGCAGGCCCCGATATCCAAGCAAGTATCGTCTTTTTCGATGGTGAAATACTTGAGAAATTTGTGCTTAAAGTAGTTTAGGCCAAAGCCCGTCATTTTGGGAGTGGGGGACCTGAGAGTAATTCCGTCCGAGGAGATCACCCAATAAAAACCTGACCGCTCAATAGTGACCCCATTGTTTCTATGATTCGTAATCCATGCGAACAACGAATCCGGGCAGGCATTGACGATAGCCGTTCTCTGATCATGACTCAAAGAACGCTTTAACAGCTTTAATAACATACTCTACCTCGAAATCTGCCAACTCAGGATAAAGGGGTAAGGACAATACCTCTTGCGACAAACTTTCCGTTACGGGCAAGTGGAAATGAAGCCCGAGGGCTTTCTGCTTGTGGTTCGGGGTGCGCCAGTGGACCATCGTTTCGATGCCCTGGTCGTAAAGGTAGTGCTGGAGAGCGTCCCGCTTGCCGTCCGGAACCTTCAGGACGTAGTTCTGCCACGATTGATGCAAATCCCATTCTGGCCTGCAAAACGCTGACAAATATTGTCTTGCGATCTGTCTTCTGCGCTCAAGTGTTTCCGGTAGATACTTGAGCTTCACCCTGAGCACGGCGGCGGCCATGTTGTCCAGAATGGTGTTGTAGCCCCAAATTCCTATCAATTCAGGGTCATTGCGAAACTCTGGGGGATACCTATAGTTTGGAAATTCGCCATGGTCTCTAAGCGGAAACATCATATCTTTTAAATATGAATTATTCGTGACCGCCATGCCGCCTTCTCCATACCAGCCGAGTATCTTGGCAGGGTAGAAGCTGAAACAGCCTATGTCGCCCCATGAGCCTGCTTTCTTGCCGTCTATTTCGGCCCCTACCGCTTGGGCGGCATCCTCTATGACGTACAGGTTGTACCTGTCGGCTATCTCCATTATCTCAGGCATGTGAACCATCCTGCCGTTCAAGTGGACAGGAAGGATAGCTTTTGTGTGCGGGCTAATGGCTTCTTTTAGATGCCATGGGTTCATAACCATACTGTGCGGTTCCACGTCAACAAGAACGGGTGTCGCCCCTACCGCCTTGATAACGTCTATGGTGGCAATGTAGGTGTGGGAGACCGTGATTACCTCGTCGCCCAGGCCTATCCCCAAAGCCTTAAGCGCAATGAACATGGCACCCGTGCAGCTTCCGGTGCCAATGCCGTACTGACAGCCGCAATAGCTGGAGAACTCATCCTCGAACTTAATGAGGTCGTTCCGGTAAATCAGGTAGCCTTTCCTCATGCACTTGAGAACGGCTTCCTCGTATTCCTCCTTGTGCGCGTCATGGGCGCGAGGGTAGTTGATGAAGGGGACCTTGTAATCTTTCAAAGTATTCCTCCTCTAAGGGTAAAGAGCATGGACAGGGGCAGCCAGGATTCTTCTTTAAAACATAAGGATAGACTTCACCTTCCGTTTCGTATCTATCCCTATCATCAAAAAACATCACAGGATTATCGTCCAGAACAGCATCTATCAGCGATTCATTTACTTCACCGGGAGTCTGCGGGTTTGTCCATTTCAACCCGGGAATCTTCTTGAACAGCCACCTTAAATCCTGAGAGTGCTGTGCCCCCTGGCATCCCCCACGATTAATGATTGTCCAAATTACAAGAGGCACGGGACCCGCCTCGCCCCCGAACATATAGTGCCACTTGGCGGCATGGTTGATAATGGGATCCATGGCGTACAGCATGAAGTCCATGCGCGGGAAAACCAGGATGGGGCGCAAACCTGAAACGGCAGCCCCTACCGCCGCGCCTGCCACGGCGTTTTCACTGATTGGGGTGTCAATGACCCGTTCAGGCCCGAAGCGGTCGAGCAAACCGTTACAGGTGCCGCCCACGTACCACGGAGATGTTACTCCCTGGCCGATAAGAAAAACCCTGCTATCTCGTTCCATTAGCTGATGTAGGGTTTCGTTAATGGCTTGGACGTAAGTTATCTGTCTCATTTTCGTTTTTTGGCTTTCCAAATGATGGTTTCATCCTTGAAGGTCGCTTCAGGATAAAGTGCTTTTATGTCAACGTAATCATATTCAACGGGCCAAAGTTTTAATGCCCTAGAAGGAAACCATCGTTCTTTGAACGCTTGCCACCAATCATGGGGTTTTCTTAACTCTGCGACGTCCTCCGTAAGAATACTCATGGCAGCCAAGACCCCTAATTGGTTTCCGAAATCAAATAGTTTTTCCTTCGTTTCAAGAGAATCAACGCAATCATAATCAGGGAGTCGTGTTCTAGCTGCGTTTCTCCACAATATCATCTTTGGTTCGGCATTGACTGATGCAAAGTCCCATTTAGGCATAGCTTCTTACCTCATTCTGCCTTTGACTTGTAAGCAACGATGCCAAAGTCTTTTGAATTGAAAATGACTTTGGTGGAGCAACCTTCTCCGGTTACTGGATTGCCATAAGGATAAATCTTTCCCACAGCGATCCCTTTTCTGTTTGTGAGGTCGAACATCAATTCATGCCATATTTTCGGCCTTTTAGTTCTTCGAACCTTCCAGTAAAGTTTCCAGAATTGATATTTTACCCTGATGTAAAACTGATACGATTTACGCATACACATACCTCATTAATTCTTCCTTCTTGGGATAGGGGGACGTGCGGGCGAACTCGATGGCTTCCTGAACCTCTTCCTGTGATTCCCGCTCTACCTTTCTGAGAGCATTGTCCTCCGTCATGAAGTCGTGGGTTTTGTCGAAAAGGTGCTGCCTGAAGGTCTCTATGGGGTCCTTAGCCTTCCATTCCTCGATTTCTTCAGGCGGCCTGATGTCTCTGTGTTCAGCCTGGATGTTGTCGTCAGGGCCTACGTGACCTCGGAGACGGTACGTATTGCACTCCAAAAAAAACGGACCATCTCTTAGGTAATTCCGCAACGCCCAAAAAACATCCAGAACCTTATTGCCGTTTACCGTATAAATTGGCACACCGAATCCACAAGCATGATCCGTTACAGTCGTGTTCCATCTCATGCATTTCTGAATCGGCATGTGGGTTGCGTAATAATTGTTCTCGCACACAAACAGGATAGGAAGATCATGAAGTCCTGCAAAATTAAGGGCTTCATAGATAACACCCTCCCCCATGGCCCCGTCGCCAAAGAAGGACACGGCAACCCTGTTCTCACCTCTTATCTTGAAGGCTAGGGCCGCACCCAAAGCTAAAGCCACGGTTCCCGCAACGATAGGGGTTGCCCCCATGAAGCCCACTTCGGGGGCCGTGATGTGCATGGAGCCGCCCCTGCCCCTGGAACATCCCCTCTCCTTGCCCCAAATCTCCGCTGCGAGGGCCTTCATATCCCCGCCTTTGGCCAGATAATGGCCGTGGCTGCGGTGGTTGCCAAAAACAACATCCGTGGGTTGGAGTGCCTGACAGACCCCTACAGCGACAGCTTCCTGCCCGGAGCAAAGATGGCAGGGAGTCTTGACCTCACCCGACAGGATGGGGTTTATGAGGGCCTCTTCGAAAGCCCGTATCCGGTACATCTCCCGATATAATCTTATAAGGAAATCTTGAGAATACTCTGGCATTGCAACCTCAACTTTTCAGGCCAGATTTCTTTTTCGTACACAAGGTCAGGGTTGTCACTGTCCTTGAGCTTATTGCCTTCGTCCAGGTTCCTCATGGTGGCAAGGTCGATGCATCCCGGCTTCACGCTCAGGACGACCTTTCGGATAGTGGGGGGCATCTTATTTATGAAGTGGGGAACTTCAGGTCTAGGACCAAATAATCGCATGTCTCCACTAATAACATTAATAAGGTTGGGGAGTTCATCGAGGTGAGTTTTTCTAATAACTCTTCCAATGCTTGTGACCCGCGCATCCTCTTCACTAACAGAAAAAGGCCCATTAGCGTCTGCATCATGATGCATTGTTCTGAACTTGAAAAGTTTGAATTGTTTTCCATTTTTTCCTACCCTTGTACCTTGATAAAAAAAGAACTCAAAAAGTGAGTGGGTCCTGGAAGCCATACTTCTCGTACCATTCGATAAACAGGGAAAGCCCGTCCTCTAAGGACACTTCCGGTTGCCACCCGAATATCTTGAACGCCCTACCGTAGTCGCAGACAAGAGCATCCACTTCGCTCTGTCTTTTTTCGGCATAAGCTATTCTGCAAGCGAGATAGCCCGATAACTCGATTATTTTTTCCGCGAGTTCCCGGATGGATACTTTCTGGCCAGTTCCGAAATTGACGGGTACTCGCAATGTCCCGTCATATCGAAGCACGGCGTCATAGGCTTTGACCACATCAGAGATGTAGGTATAGTCCCGAACTTGATCTCCGTTCCCGAATATGACAAGCGGATGATTTGATAAGGCTCTACTGGTGAAGATACTGATAACACCCCCGTACCCGACAGCACGCTGCCGGGGACCAAAGACATTGAAGCATCGAACCACGCAGACTTCCATTCCGTAAGTTTGAACATAGGAGTGGCAAAGTCTGTCAGCCGCAATCTTGCTCGCCCCGTAAGGGTGGGGGGCGTCGAGCGGGTGACTCTCGTCCATCGGAACTTTTTGAGCCGTGCCGTAAATCTCGCTTGACGATGCGAAAATAACCTTCTTAACATCGTACAGCCTAGCAAGCTCCAGGACGTTCTGGGTTCCCGTGACGTTGATGCCCCAGGTCAGTTCGGGTTCCACATAGCTCCTGTCCACATGAATCTGGGCCGCCAAGTGGAAGATAACGTCCACATCCCTGACGACTTTCTCGAGGGCGTCCGTATCCCGCACATCCCCCTTGATGAGCTTGAAGTTGTTGCAGTCCAGAAGATGGCGGATATTGCGGAGATCCCCGCTCAGGAAGTTGTCATAGCAGATTACCGTGGCCGGAGAATCGACGTATTTGTCGCAAAGGTGGGACCCAATGAAGCCCGCCCCACCCGTAATGAGGATTCGCAATGGATTCTACTCCGTGATGGTCAATCTCAACTTCAGGAGTTTTCGGAATTCGGCTTGTTTCTTACGCATCATCTCTGCGCCCCTTTTGTGCGCCAGATAGTCCGCGTACTCCTTATCTGTAACGGGTACTGGGTTTTCCGGGTCCTTCGGATCGGGCACGGGTTCGGGATCCACAATTTTCATATTGAGGAAGTCCATATTGAAGTTATCATCCCTCGGGAAGCCTTTCCGGTCGAACTCCAAGTGATGAACGTCCAGGTCCAGGCCCTCCTCGTTCACGACCCTGTAGCGCAGGTTGTACTCGTTGATTCGGACAAGCTCCAGGTTGCAGCTATACAGCGTTTTCTTTTCGTCCTTTTTTGCCATCGGCTAACTCCTTGTAAAGTTTTTCCATCTTGGCCATTTCGGTGTGCCAGTTGTTCCGGTCGCATATAATCTTCCGTGACCTCTCGCCAAACTTGCGGCGGAGGCCCGGGTTTTCAAGAAGGATTTTGATATAGGCGGCCAGGCTCTGATGGTCGGCCGCTGGGAAGAGAAACCCGTTCACGCCGTGTTCTATCCATTCGCTGTTTTCTGCCACGTCACTAACAACACAGGGCAACTCGCAGGCCATAGCTTCCGCGGTAGTGGAGGCAATGCCAGCGTCAGAGAGAGTAGTGGAGATGTAAACATCCATATGTTGTAAAAGATGTATCATTTCCTCTTCTATCATATTCTCAAGGGGCCACCAATAAATAGGCTTATATTCAAAGAATAGGATTTCCAAGCAAGACATAACGGTTTCTTTATCGTATACAACCCCTTGACCAACCCGATAAGCAACAGTTTGGGGATATTTTGTACCATCATTTGGCTTGAACTTCTCCACATCGACCCCAAACCGTATCAACCTGCCTTTTCTGGGATCCAATTGCTTCAGGATGCGAGTGGAATCCGTGGTAATCAGGTCGGCCCTTTTGAGAACCCAGTCCACAAGCCGTCTTCGCCAGCTTCTGGCCAGAAGGAACTCCGAACCGTGGATGGTCACCACATAGGGATGAAAAAAACACAAAGCCCCCATCAGTCCCCAGGCCCCTGCATACTGGGCGTGAAGCACGTCCGGCTTCCAGAACTGAATCATGTGCCTGAGTCCGAGGATGGCCTTCAGGGAAAACCGGGGAGCATGATACCTGTGAACCTCATGCCCTGACTGTTCAAAGAATGAACACCAGCGTTCCGAGTGGATATCGTCAAAGTTGGCGATGTAGAGTATCTTCATTATCTTCCACCTCTCTTTTCGCCTTGTCGTAGAGATATTGAATGAGCGGGTTGCGAGAAAAATCCCACTCCTGCAAATCCTGAATCACCTTGTACCTGTCCATGAGATAGCCCACAAGATACTGGATGGTCGCTGCCACAAGGATAATCAGCGGAATGACCACAAAGGCCCACTCCCGTCTGATAGTCACCGAGTCCCTGATGGCCAGCCACACGATGAGGGACATGGAGATGGTGCTGTAGAATAGGCTTATCTCCGTATGGCCCCTGGCAAGTAGGTTGCGGTGGTGGGCGTAGCGTTTCTTAAATCTACTGAGCGTGTTTGGCATTCCATCTTGCCTCGCGTTCAGCTTTTCTCTTCTCTCTTTTCTCGTTACATTTTATCCAGTTTGCCATCTCTAGTTCTACAAAACTGGAATATCCTGTTTTTTCTAAACAAGATTGATGATAAAAATATGGTTTACTGAGTGCCCATGCCGCAAATCCTCCGCTCTCTCTCATGTTCTGATGCCAACTGCGTTTACCGCAAATCCAACATTTCGGAAAAGCGTAAACATTAAGCATAATCAAAGCGGTTCCCCATATAGGGAGCGTAGCAACCAAAATAAAAAAAATATCCATTTTTCTTACCTCCTATCTTATTACCTAAGACCATTTTCTTAGCGATAATTGCACCCTTACGATTTCTCTCATATCTTTGAGATGAAATTTTGTGGCCTCCAATTCTTTCTCTGTCGCAGTAGGACCTTTTGGTATGAATCGTTTGCCCAATGTAATAAAAAGTTTTTCTGCCAATGCACTAGGCATACTAAGGAGCTTATCCCTAATATCATCTGGAAACCTTTGTCCATGTGGCGTTTCCGTGCAACTCCAGCTACCATTTTCTGGATAAGCTATCACCCTAGAACCATCAAGATTCTTTTTTATAGGTACGATTTCCAAGATTTCATCATAATCTCTATATCTGACTATAATTTCCCAATCTTCAAAAAACACAGTTCTTACCTCCTATCTTATTACCTTGCCATGATCGCAACTTTTCTTGCGTGCCCTGCAAATTTCCAGAGCCATTTGTTGTTCGGGTATTGTTCATGCCTCACCTTGGGCATCTTCAAGTAATGCTCGAATGTCGGCAAAGACAAGCCGAATCCTGCCCGTACTTCGGCCATATCTTCCTGATATTGCGGGTACCAATCGTTAATGGGCTTTTCCAGTTCGAGCAAGGCATCCTTACGGGTCATTTGGTGCGAGTTGATAAGCGTCGAAAAATGCGCCCTGCGCTTATCCACGTTCCATCTTTTGGGAAGGAAATAGCCCTGTATCCACCTTGTATAGAGGCTTTCGAAGTGCTTCAGCCCGTAATCCTGCCAGCCGGGAATCTTGGCCTTGAGTTCCTCTACCGCTTTCTTGCGGTCGTATCTGATGTAGTTCAGAATGGGGAACCACTTGATTTTTTTCACAAAGGTCAGCCAGAACCATTTCGGGACGGTCAGGTGGGCAAAGCCATCTATGTCGTACTGCCCGAATCGCTTCTGGATGGCCTTAATATGCCGCCAGTCCTTCGCGTCGTAGCCCCAGCTTTCGGGCATGATGCTTTCAGTGACGATGTTGCCCCCATGAACAACCCAGCGAATGTTAGACCGATAAGCCACTTCGTACAGGCCCGCCGTGATGAGGTGGTCGGTGGGAATCTCTACGTTCGCCACACCCGCCTTGAGAAAACTCAACTGCAAGTCCTTGAATCTGTCCTCGTTAAGCTGGACGTACAGGGCGTTCAGGTCGAGCGCGAAGACCAGTTCCCGGACGTTCTGCTTCCCGAGTTCCGTGTCCCAGCCATTGTCGATAATGACCGCCAAAGGCCGTATCTTCATCTCCTTGAGTTTCAAGGCCACGTAGGAGCTGTCCACACCACCCGACAGGCCGATCACGCAGTCATAGGGCTTCCAGTGGCCCTCGGTGCGTATCGTATGAAGTACCTTATAAAGCTCCCCCCGTGCCGTCTGACCGTAATGCAGTTCGGTCTGGATGCGCTTATCGTAGGCCCGACAGTGGTTACATAACCCCTGTTCGTCAAAGCATATCTCGGGGTCCGTCTCGTCCATCACGCAGCGTATACAGGTTCTCATACCTTCTCACCTCAATAAAATATTTGGTCCATATACCTGACCATGCGGCGACCTATGGGCACTTTGTCCTGATAGGCCATAACTTCCTCTTCCGTTATCCAGCCCATGGCAAGCTGTATGGCAAGCCACGGCTCGTTGAAGTCGTCCCCGTAGATATAGGTGGAGGTGCGAGGGTTAACCTCTATCAGCGTGTCCCCTATGAACTGGATGCTGACGTTGTACGACAGGTTGAGTTCCCGAACGATTGCGGAACACATCTTCACATGTGACGGGCTTTCTATCAACTCCCCTTCCGTAATAATGCCCCAGCGTTCCTTTTCCCTGGTCTTGACGGTCGTCAAGAGGGCCTTGCCGTTGTGGGCCAAGACCATGCAGTCGTAAGCGGGACCCTCGACGTATTCCATGAGAAGCAGTTGGGGGAGGAACCTGTCGTCCCCGAACCACTCCTTGACCTGATTCATGCTGACCGAAAGGCACTCCCCGGGCTTCTTTCTGAGCATCTGGTTTTTCGTGTCAACCTTGGCATCTATGATCCGAAACCCTCGGCTCCCCTTGGATATGGGGGGCTTAAAGCAGACTTTCTTGTCAGGATAGCCCAAATGATGAGCGAGTATTTCGAACTGTCCCCACGTAACAGATTCACAAACCTTGGGGACAGGGACATAATTTTCCAGTATTGAATACAGGTAGCCTTTATCTGTGGCCATTTTGATGCCATAGATGTCGGACACTAGAACCTTTACGCCGCTCTGTTCAATGAAGTCCTTCTCCCTGCTTACCTTCGGCACCTCGGCACTCGATGTGGGAAAGAAAACGTCTACCTTTTCCATTGCGAAAATGGCACAAAGGTCTGGAAGATATTGCGCCGATTCTGCCAGCGGAACCTGATAGTAAGCGTCCGCAATGAACTTCGCCGCCACTTCTTCCTGCATGTCACAGGCTATAATCCGAATATCCGGAACGTCTTCCTTGAGCTTCTTAATAAGGGTGTAGGTTCCGGGTGCTCCTGCCGCCGATACGAGAATCGTTAATCGCGGTAGCATAATGCCCCATCCTTTGCATCTTGATACCCTACCGGGACGTACTTAATGCTGGAGTGCGTTTCCGTTCTGTACTGCATGGACCGATACACGGCATTCCCGAACGTCATGGGATGAAAAGCCACGAACATATTCTGGCGCAAAAAGAACGACAAACTCTGCATCTTGAAAATAGGGTCGCCTATTGCGCTCCCGATTTTGTTCTGGAGCTCGAAATGGTTTCTGCGGATAAAGCGGGTGCGTTCCAGAAAGGTAAAGAACTTGTCCGAATCGTTCGCGCTCGAGTAGAAGATAATCCCGTCCGCTTCGGCAAGTTTTTCCTGAAAGTCCACCATGCCGTCCTTAACGCAGCAGGTGTAGTCTGCATCCAAATCTCCGTTCGGGCAAACGGGACACGCTCTGCAAGGCTCTATATCCAGGGCGTCAATCGTGTCCTTCGTGATAAACAGAAGATTGGGCATCCGGAGCGATTGCGGTGTGTTCATAAGGCGCACAAGGTCCACTAAACGCCTGCCCGTCCCGGCGACAGTCTCCAGGCCGAACTCATCCTCCTTAACCGCGCCGACGTTTCCCGCCCAGGCAGTTCCCCCGAACTGACCTGTTGGGGAACCGTTCCCCGTCACGATGGCGCCTTTTACGAGGCAGTCGTAAAGGGCAAACAAGATAGTCGTCTCCTGACCCCCGTTTCTTTTGGCCCCCACACTCAGGCATCCCACAGCCTTGCCCATCAAATCTGTTCCCTGGATGAACTGCCGTATCTCGGAGCTGTATCGCCCGAAATATACGGGTGTGGATAGCAGAACCCCGTCGAAATCTTCGCTTAGGACGGCCCCTTCCTCTATGGCGTTCTGGAGGGCGTGGTCCAGAATAATATCGCTGTTTCCCGTGGGTCGAAGGCTGCCCCTCTTGCCGATAATTTTCACTTCCATATCAACCTGTTTACCTCGAAAGCCTCGGCATATTGCGTCCTGATGGACGCCCCCCTCACGGCGGCCAGGTTCTGGACGAACTCCGTCCCGCCGTACATCCGGATTTTCTGACTCATGTAGGCCTTTATCGCCTCGACCTTTTTTCTGACATGATGATTCGCAAGCGGGATGAAGGCATCCGTCGAGAAGGTGTTATTGTTCCAGGGAATTTCGTACCCGAATATGGTACTCGTCTTGAACGACCTGAACGCCTCTTCCGATATGACCTTATGGTCCTGGTGCGTGTCGTGCTGTGAGGGCGCGAAAACAATGTCCGGCTGAAAGTCTTTATTCAGTTCGACAAGGATTTCCAGTATCTCCTGCCTGTGCGCCGGGAAGTCCCTCACCTCGAAATCGTGGATGGACAGGTTCTGCACCCCGAGTATCGCCGTGGCCTTACGGACTTCCTTTTCCGTAATGTCAGGGGAAAAGCCTTTCGGGATGGACTTCTTCGCCGTGCTGAATGTCACATAGGAAACGATATCGTTCTGCTCTATCAACCTGACAATACTTCCGCCGCAGCCTATCTCGCCATCGTCAACGTGCGGGGCAAGTACCAGAACGTGCTTCACCTAGTTTACCTCCGAATGCTTTAAGCAACGCTATGAGGGATCCCGTGCCGTAACACACATGATAAGCGGGAAACAGAAAGGATAGGGCAAGCCCCGTTTTCCAGTCCCGCTTCCCGAAACCAATCTGAAAGCATCTGGCAAAATTAAGAATCAAGTAGGGCCAGATAGACACAGGTAAGAGCGATACGAACGCTAAGGGAACAAAATGGCGCCCCCTGAGCGGCCTGCCCGTAATGGCCCACGGGTAGATAATCCACTGGCCGTCCTCGAAAGCCTTCTTCATAAACGGCTTGAACTCCGAGCGGCACCAATAGTCCGTCTTGACCCATGGCAGGAGAACAGTCCGATATCCGGCCTTCTTGAGTCTCAGGTTGAAGTCCAGGTCGGAACTGAACCGGAGTCTTTCGTCGAACGGGCCTATTCTATCGAACAACCACTTCCAGTAACACCCGCCGAACACCGTATCTACGGGTTGTGCGGAATCAACCCCTACCCGGAACTCGGACTTGCCCACCCCGAACTTGTCGCTCTTGATAATCGTAAGGGCCCGGGCGATAAGTCCCGGACTGCGCGGGATGTAATTGATCGTGCCACCGACATTATGAAAACTGGAAGTCATAAGAATATCAACACAGATTTTGACATAATCCGGTTGGTAAACCGCATGGGCCCCCACGATCATAACGATCTCACCCGTGGCGTAGAGAACCCCAAGGTTCACGGCTGCGGGAAAAATCCTATGCGGGTTGCTCAGGCACTTGATCTCATCACCGTAGGATTCGCAAATCTCCCTTGTCCGGTCCGTGCTGTGGCCGTCCACCACGATGATTTCGATTTCGGGATAAAGCCCCTTGTTCCGAATAAGGGAGTCCAGGCAAGGCCCGATGAACTCCTCTTCGTTCCTCGTGGGGACAATGATGGAAACTTTTTTCATCTCGGATTCCAACCAAAGCAATAATCCGGCACCAGAAGCATTTTTCAATGAATTACCTGCGACCTGAGATATTGGGATGGAGTCATGATAAGTTTCGGCGAGTAGCCCCTTACGAAGCCTCCCACGGCGAAAACGCGGTTGCCGAACTTCGGTACGTGCAAGAAGCCCTCGATCTCGGTGTAGCCCCTTTTATCCATTTGTTTCATTCTTTTTTCGTTGAACTCTACCACAGCATCAAGGGCTTTCTGCGTGTACCGGAAAAGGGCTGGGTCTTCCAGCTCACTCTCCAGTTCTTCCCAGTTTTCCGCCGTATAGCCGGAAGTATCGGGAAACTCTCCGTAGTCATCCGGGATGAAAAACGTGAGTACCTTGTCGAACATTTCTTTCAGCTTGGGCAGTTCCATCTCTTCGGACAGGATAATGCTCTTGGGTCCCGTCAGTACCAGGATGGACGAATAAAGTTCCCTGTCGTCTTGCTCGAGGTCCTGCACCCATGTTTGGGACTTGCCGAATCTGGCCATCTCAATCCTTACTGTGCGCCTTCATTTGCCTGATGCGCTTGTCTGCCGCCTTTTTACTCTTGTAGGTTTTTGGGTAAACTTTACCCGTTTTGTGGCTTTTTATTTTCCAACCACCCTTGCGTCTAACTGCCGTCATGAATCCTCCTTTTATTGCTGTGGCCAGAGTTGAAAAATCACCTTAGAGCTATCATGACCCACGGAAGAGGCCGAAAAGTCGATCACGGGCCTGATTTTGGCCCCGTGGTAATAAATGGGAAAAGGAGCCATACCGCTCGCAAGATCAGAGGCTTGGGCGTAATAAATAATGGGACCCGAATCGCTTCCGTTCTTGATCGCAACGTAGCAACCGAGCGTTCCCACTTCCCAGCCTTCGCCCGGGACGAACAGAATCCAGTCCATGCGGACTCCCATGCCGTCCCTGCCGTACATCATGCAGCTTGAGGAATAAGTCCAATCAGCGTCTATTTCCGAGACTTCTACCGTAGTGTCCGATTCCGTTGTGGTCGGTTCGGCATAAACGGCCCCGGCCACAAAAAAAACTATCAAGGCTAGGAAAACACACAATTTTTTCATGTCATAATCTCCCTTTATGCAGCGGCCTGCTGCATGGGCATCCCACCGGGACCCATAGCCGCCTGAGCCGCCTGATAAAAGTCCGCCATCTCGTCTTCCACGATGGTCTTGAGTTCCGGGTCGTCCATGAGCGTCAAGACGATTTTAGTCATGACTTCCGGGGGCAGGACCAATGCTCCCGATTTGACCAGTTCCACGAAATACTTGAACCGCTCGATTCTCATGGTGGGCATGAGTTCCTTGTCGGACACCGTGACATCGTACCGCCCGGTGGTCACATCGTTCAGGACGGTCGTGATGGCGCCCATTTCGTCATAAACGGCCTCATTGACCCGCACGTACCGGGGTTTGTGGCCCTTTATCCGAATCACCTTCTCGTAGTCAAATTGCATCTGGATGGCATCCCGCTCCTTGTCCGCCAGAAGGTGCTGAAAGAACCGGAACGATGCGTAAAGCCACTGGATAATGTTCCCGCCCTGCCTTTGTTTTAGGTCGATGGCCACCCCGGAGGCCTGTTTTCCGAGCGTTTCGGTATTGATTAAAGACTCCACGCCCGAGATGTCCAGGAGGCTCTTGTAGAGGTCCCTGGCGCCTATAATGTGGCCTTGAGGGGGGCTTCCCGGCTGCCTGTAGTGGACTCTGTTTTCCGCCAAAGCCCCCGTGTTCCATTTCATGTTGAACCCGGGCTTCGAGCCGAACTTCTTGAGCTTCTCTTCCCAATCGGGTTCCGCCGCGCCCTCCTCGTAGTCCGTGCCGCTATTCGCCTGGGTGCCGATAATCTCCAGAACTGCCGATGCGAGTTTGTTGTAATACTTCTGGGGATCTTTCAGGGGATTTACGAGGCTGATGAGTTCCTGGCGAGTGCCCACAAAAAGCCTGTCCGGTTCGAATATTACGAACGGGAAGTCTTCCGAGAGGTCCGTAGGAAGCCCGTCCGGGCGTTCCCATGGAGTAACGCCCTCTTCTAAAATAAGGTCCGCGCAAAATATAAGATAGCGCACCCGAATGAACTGCTTCTCCAGAAGCTGGAATCGTTCCGGGGCTTTGCTGAGTTTCGCAATCTCCTTTTCCACCTGCTCCGCCGGCTTCGGGGAGTCGAACACGGATCCCGATACGGTATCTATGATTTTTGTAGCGGACTCGTAATCCTTGTACCAGTAGACGATAATCTTGAGCGTATCGCTTCCCTTATCGTAATAATACGCCTTCGGATCGGTGTATTCGTCCGGAGCGCCGGAATCCCTGGAGGTGGACTCGTTCTCGTCCCCCTCTTTCGTGGCCACCACATAGTCGTCAATCTGGTTCTTCTTTTTCGGGAAGGCCCGCTTTGCCTGCTCCGGGGTGACGTGAAGCTCCTCGAACATGCGCTCCATATCTTTCCGGTCCTTGCGCTTGCTGTTCGGGTCCAGGTAAAACTCCCTGCCGTCCCGGAAGACGAGTTCTATTTCCCCCTGGGGCTCGTTGTGGGGATACTGCGGCCTCAACTCTATTACGGCTCGTCTCAGGACGCATCCGTGCAGAAAAATGTCATTCGCCAGAAATTCCATCCTGCTCTGGTCTTCCACGTGGTCCTTGCAGGCCCCGAGAATGTCGGCCGTCTCGGTGTCCCCCTCCTCTACGGGCAAATACTTAGCTTCTGTCTGGGGTCTGGCGCCACAAATCAGGCGAATAATGGAGTTCACGTGATTCAGGGTAAGGGCGGGCCGTCCCACATCTTCCAGGTCGCTCCGGGCGCTCTTGTCGTCCCAGCCTTGGTCCTCCCCGGTAAAATAGTGAAAGTCCTCCGAGGAGCCTTCCCGATATGTCTTTTCGTACGTAGACTCCCGGAATTTCTTGTAATATTTCTGGCCCTCCTTAAGTCTGGGAGGTCCGCTGGTCTCTTCTATGGTGTCTTGTGGCATTTATTTTACTTTTTGGCCTCCAAGTGCCTACAAGTTGGATATTTTGGCATGGGATTAATTTGATGCTTCCCCCTGCCGAACCATGAACATGGCACCAATATCGGCTTATTACAGCGTTTGCACCGAGTTTGAACTATGTAATCATTGTGTCTCATAATACATAAATAGGGGAGGCGGGGAGGCCCCCGGAAAGGGATAGGGACCTCCCCTATGTGGAAAGGAGGAGGTTATGAGAAAACCCCATTCCTTGGGAATGGGCGGAATCAATTAATAGAAATATTATATTCTTTATGAATAGTTCCTTGTGCAGGATCACCTCTAAGATGAGGTTGCCACCAATATAAGCCCGTGTATTTACCAAATAATGGTTTGGAAGGAGTAAAACGCTTAAAATGACCACGTTGCCAATGTAATTTCATGGTCAAATCAGTAGAAAAATTAGCATTCTTGTGTTGTTTGTTTTTGGGTAATAAAACCCGGAGAACCTTGTATTCCGTTATAGGTTCTCTATCTTTTTTTATCCGTTTTTTATTCAGGTTTACCGGAGTTGGTATTGTTTCTGTCGTAATATTCGCGCAATTTAAAACTAGCAGAAAAGAATTGAGGCAACCCAAATGTCCATCTTGGAATATTCTAATATCTTCATAGCTCATATCGAAATCTTTCATATCCATCAAATCAATGGTTTGAATATTTCCTTTTCTATTTTTAAACTCTTGCTCTTTTCTGCCTGAAAACTCTTTACCTACAGAAACCAAAAATGCTATAGGATTTAACAACCAAAAAGGCGTATTTGATGTAGTTCCTGTGTGAAAATGAAATAAAAACCACAAATCATTTTTTAGTGAATTAATTAAATAACCCGCCTTGTGTCCACTGAATAAGTAATCGACCCAAATGCTATCATAAGGAAGTCGCAAAAAATCAGCATAATCTAAAAACATTGATGAATCTTCTAGGTTTTTTGTGGTCTTTAATAATTGCGAATAAGATTCAATGTGAAATTTTTGGGCTTCTCTGATAGCTTGAGGAGCCATTTTTAATGCTTCTTTATATCTTGCGTCTGACGGCGATCCTTTAGAAAGTTTTACGATATCTTCGATAACTTGATGGGCAAACATAAAATTATCTCCATATCTTTTTACATCGCCATAAAGCTCACGGGTTCGTAGCCGTCGTCCTCGAAATCCTTGGCCCAGGCGTCCTTAGTCCTGGCCTTCCTGCTTTCTTCCCTCGAGACGTTCACCCGCCGGCTGGCAAGCAGGTAATAGTTCACCGAATGCCTGAAATCGTCCTGGCCCAGCTTTCTGTAGGTGTACTCCTTGTTGCCCGTGTCGGGATCCTCGTCGAGCACCTTGGCGATGTTGCACATCTGCTTGGCAAAATCCTCGATTATTTCCGACCTGGCGGGCAGGATGAGCTGGGTCTTTTCGTCAGCTACCAGATCGTGGCTCTCGTCACAAATTTCCGTCCGGTTGATGCTGACCAGATGCTCCTTGGAGTCGTAAGCGGGATTCTTGCGCTGGCTTTCCTTGTACCGGCACAGATAAACCGGAAACCGGGAATCCTTGGCGAACCTCTTAGCGTCCCGGGTTTCGGGATTCTCGTCCACCACGGCGCATTTCACGTTGTATCGCTTCATGAGGGGGTGCAGGTCGTCCCAGTTCGGGGCTTTGCCGATGTAGACGAACTTATG